TGCTTGATCATGTCATTCGTACAAACGCTAACGTACCGAACAATCAGGCTGATCTTACGATCACCCGAATCAGCGTCTCTACGTATGCCACGATCCCAAACAAACTGATCCAAGGCCGTCCGATTCAGGTCTGGGTGCAGCGTTTGACGGGCAATCAGTCGTTGTTGACCGGTACGGTATTCACCACCACTTCGGCAACCGCCACGTCGATCCCCATTTCTTCGTTGGCTGGCGTACCCAACGCGGGCTTCGTGCGAATCGGTACCGAGCTGATTGCGTTCAACGAAGTGCAGCCTGCCGAGGGCGGCAATCCGGCGTATTTGCTGAACTGTAATCGCGGGCAGGACGGAACGACTGCTGCACAGCACAATTCCGGCTCGCCCATCTCGCTGGTGCAAAAGCAAAGCATCACGGTCTGGCCAACACCAGACGGGGCCAACACGTACCAGTTTGTGTACTGGCGCATGCGCCGTATTCAAGATGCGGGAAGTGGCGTCAACACGATGGACGTGCCTTTCCGTTTTGTGCCGTGCCTTGTTGCAGGGCTGGCATATTACATAGCGATCAAGATTCCCGAGGGAATCAACCGATTAGACATTCTCAAGTCTCAGTACGACGAGGCGTGGAATCTGGCGGCAAATGAGGATCAGGATCGCGCATCTGTGCGCTTTGTTCCGCGTCAGATGTTCATTGGTGGCGGTATGTAATGGGTAACAGGTTTTCTTCAGGCAAAAACGCGATTGCCGAATGCGATCGTTGCGGTCAGCGTTACAAACTGAAGGAGTTGAAAAAAGAGGTCATCAAGACCAAACTGTACAACTTGCTGGTGTGTCCGACTTGTTGGGACCCTGACCACCCGCAGTTGCAGTTGGGTATGTACCCGGTCGATGATCCGCAAGGTGTTCGTGATCCGCGCCCAGATTTGAGCTATTACCAGTCAGGTCTTTTGGCGGATAATGACCTTGGTGGCGGTAGCCGTGTTTTCCAGTGGGGCTGGAACCCAGTGGGCGGCGCAAGAGGATTCGACGCGGTACTGACGCCAAACAACCTCGTCGGGATTGGGCAAGTTGGCACAGTGACAACACAGTAGGAGTAAATCATGGCAAAGCATACCGACATCGCGCAGGACAAGCCGCTGATCAAAAAGATGGCCAAGCAGGAAGTCAAAGCGCACGAAAAACGCATGCACAAGATGGCAAAGGGCGGCGTTACAAACGAGGCTCTGAAAACTTTGGGCCGTAACATGGCGCGTTCGAAGAACCAAGGAGGCAAATAATGGCCAAGTTCTCGGATAAGAAGCAAGGCAAAGAGATCGGTTCCGCCGACACTTACGCCAAGCCGCACACAATGTCTGGCAAAGAAGTCAAAGCCCAGCCGTCCAAAGGACAGTCCGGCGCTGAGTTTCTTGACGGCCTGAACATCTCCGTTGGAACCGTGTCCAAGCGTAACGGCGACGCTGTTAAGACTTCGGGCATCAAGATTCGCGGAACGGGTGCAGCAACCAAAGGCACGATGGCACGCGGCCCGATGGGCTAAGGAGTAGCGAGTGAACTACGCAACGCTGGTCGAGCAAATACAGCTTTATACGCAGAACTACGAGACTGAGTTCGTACTGAACATTCCGGAGTTTGTGCGGCAGGCTGAGCAACGTGTATACAACACGGTGCAGATTCCGCCTTTGCGTAAAAACGTAACGGGCTTGACCAGCAGCGGCAATAAGTACTTGTCCTGCCCAAACGACTTTCTGTCGGTGTACTCGATGGCAGTCATTGACGGTGCTGGGGATTACCAGTACCTGTTAAACAAGGACGTCAACTTCTTGCGGGAAGCGTATCCAAGCCCGACAGACTCCGGACTCCCGAAGTATTACGCACTGTTTGGCCCGACCGTTGCAGGCAGCACAATCACAAACGAGCTGAGCTTCATCATGGCCCCAACGCCTGATGCTGTTTACAGCGTTGAGCTGCATTATTATTACTACCCAGAATCGATCGTCATTCGTCCTATTACTGGATTTGGCACCATTAACGGCGGTTCCGGTTATTTGAACGGCGTTTATTACAACGTCGCCATGTCGGGCGGCACGGGTTCCGGCGCTGTGGCAGACATTGTTGTTACTGGCGGCTCTGTCACAACAGTGAACATCGTCAATGGTGGTGCGTACTACACCGTGGGCGATTCGTTGTACGCAAACCCAGAGCAGATTGGCGCGGGTATTAACTTCTCGGTTCCTGTCAGTGCTGTAGGTAATCTCACCGGCAGATCGTGGCTTGGCGACAATTACGATCCTGTGCTTCTGTATGGCTGTCTGGTGGAAGCGTACATCTTCATGAAGGGTGAGCAGGACATGGTGTCGTACTACGAGGCCAAGTTTAAAGAAGCGCTTGGTCAGCTCAACCGTCTGGGCACCGGACTTGAGCGGGGTGATGCGTACCGTGATGGACAGGCAAAAATTAAGGTCAATCCGTAATGGCGATATTTCAAGGACAGTGCACATCGTTCAAGACCGAGTTGTTGCAGGCGGTGCACAACTTCTCGGTCGTTGGCGGCGACACGTTCAAATTGGCGCTCTATACAGCCAGCGCCAATCTGGGCGCGGACACTACTGTCTATACGACTTCTGGCGAAGTCACTGGCACGAATTACACGGCAGGCGGTGCAGTTCTTACAAAGATACAACCGACTTCCAGCGGCACAACGGCTTTTGTCAGCTTTGATCCATTGACTTTCAGCAACGTCACGTTGACTACACGAGGAGCGTTGATTTATAACGCTTCCAAGGCCAACAAGGCTGTATGTGTGCTGAACTTTGGGATTGATGTGACAAAGACCGCAGCAAACCTTGTAATTGTTTTTCCACCCGCGTCGGCAGCAGACGCAATTCTTCGTATTGCATAAGGAGTAATCATGTTTAATCAATCTTCTAAACTGGGCGATGTCGCTACTGCCGACGTGTCGCGAGGTGCGCAAGGTTCAGCCAAGGTTGGTCTTGGTGGCGTCTTTACGATCACCTGCTACGACAAGGACGGCAACTTTAAGTGGGAAGACACTTTCCACAATCTCGTTGTTAACGAGGGCTTGCAAGACTTGAACACCAAGTACTTCAAAGCTTCTGGCTACACCGCCGCTTGGTATCTCGGCCTTGTTCAAGGCCCCGGTTCTGGTACGACTTACGCGGCGGGCGACACACTTGCTACCCACGCAGGTTGGACAGAAGACACCAACTATTCGGGCACGCGTAAGGCGGTAACTTTTGGTACTGCTACGACCGCTGATCCGTCGGTTATCGACAATTCGGCGTCGCCTGCGGTGTTCAATATGAACAACACAACGACGATTGCAGGTGCGTTCTTGGCCAGCGTTACTTCTGGCACTTCGGGCATTCTGTTCTCGGAAGGCGATTTCACTGGCGGCGACAAGGTTGTGGCAAACGGCGACACGCTGAATGTCACTTACACGTTCTCCGCTGATGCAACTTAATAGGAGGCTTCATGGCTACGACTTTCAAAAAAGGTGACACAGTAAAGCTGGTTGTCACCACCCCGCAAGGGCCCGTCGAAGCACTGCGCATGGACGAAGATGGGAATGTGCAGTATCTCGTTTCTTGGACCGATGCAGATGGTGTTCAACATCAACGCTGGTTTGACGAGGCACAATTGGCTGCTGCCTAAGTAAAAAGGGGCTGATGCGTGTTTGGTTTTTTACCATTTTCAACAGCCCCTTTTTCAACTGTTGGTTTAGGGACTGTCCACTATGCTGCCATTGCAGAGTCTGCGACTTTTTATAATTCCCAGACAGCGCAGTACATAGCACGTGCAACGCGTGCCGAATCAATAACTGTAACCAACACGCAGAATGCAATAGCCGATTTTATTGTGGCTATTGCACAAGACATTTCTGTATCAGACAGCACCCTTAGCACAATCATTACGTCCTCGGCTATTTCCGAGGCAATAACTGTTTCTGACAATATTGCAGGGCAAGGGCTGTACTCAGGACAAATTGCCGATACGGTTCAAGTTTCTTCGGATGTAAGCACGTTGTATGTGGCCAATGCTGACGTGGATGAAGACGTTCAGTTTGTTGACAATATTACGGCGACAGCAAACTTATTGGCTGCATACGATGAGTCGGCGCTATTTACAGACGCAGCAGACGGGGCACAAGCTGTCTTTGCATCAGTTTCAGATACAGCAACACTCTTTAGTGCCGAAAGCGCATCTGTTGTTTTTGACGGCCAGATAGACGAAGACGCACAGTTTGCCTCGGTAGAGAGCGCTACACATCAGGCAAATGTGGCAGTGTCTGAAGCCGCTACGTTTGGTGACGCTTTTGCTGTCGAAGCACATTTTGCCGCAGCGCTTTCGGCTGCCGCAGCGTTTGCTGACACAGTAAACAGGCAGTTTGAAGCCAACACAACAGTTAGCGAGTCGGTGTTGTTTACCGCTGCCGTTGATTACCCGCAGAATGTTTTTGCTGCCGATGTA